AGATTTAATGAAGCATTTAATTGAATTATACAAAAAAGGGAGCTGACCCCTATGAATAAGTTAATAGCATGGATAGAAAAAGGAAAGCCGTTCTTTGAAAAAATATCCCGTAATATTTATTTAAGAGCGATTCGTGATGGATTTATTGCAGCAATTCCAATTATCTTGTTCTCAAGTATATTTATTTTAATCACATATGTACCTAACGTGTTTGGCTTTACTTGGAGTAAAACGATGGAAGGTATATTGATGAAACCATATAACTATACCATGGGAATTGTTGGTTTGATTGTAGCTGGAACAACAGCTAAGTCTTTAACCGATTCCTACAACAGGAAATTAGATAAAACCAATCAAATTAACTTTATTTCTACAATGATGGCTGCGATGAGTGGATTTTTATTCTTAGCAGCAGATCCTATTAAAGAGGGTGGATTTTTAAGTGCATTTATGGGCACAAAAGGATTATTAACAGCCTTTATTTCAGCCTTTATTACCGTAATTGTTTATAATTTCTTTATTAAAAGAAATATTACAATAAAAATGCCTAAAGAAGTACCACCAAATATTTCTCAGGTATTTAAAGATATCTTCCCGTTGTCAGCGGTTATTATCATTATTTATGCATTAGATTTATTATCAAGAACATTTATTCATACAAATGTAGCGAACGCCGTATTAAAAATCTTTGAACCATTATTTACTGCGGCAGATGGCTGGATTGGTGTCACACTTATCTTCGGTGCTTTCGCATTCTTCTGGTTTGTAGGTATACATGGTCCATCTATTGTTGAACCAGCAATCGCTGCAATTACTTATGCAAATCTTGAAACAAACTTAAATTTGATTCAAGCAGGAGAACATGCAGATAAAATTATTACACCTGGTACACAAATGTTCGTTGCAACTATGGGGGGTACCGGTGCTACCTACCCTGTAACACTACTACCATTAAAATTTAAAAGTAATTTCCCTTATATTAAGTGTATTCACCTTACCGTTCTCATTATCCTTTCTAGGAACAAAGTCAAACGCAATTTCTTTAACTGTACTCAAGATTAACTCCTCTTTTTGCTCAACATTTAACTTACTCCAACCTTTAATCAAAATATCATCAATCATATTTAACTGCTCATTCGTAACTGTTTGTGTACTTTCTACTTCTGTGCCAGCACGTTCAACTTCATCAAGTATCTCTTTAGTTTCGTCCATTAAATTAAAATACTCATCATCTTCAATGTAACCTAATGACCATGAACGTGTGAGTTTCTCACGTTGTTTCATAATCTTATCTATATCGTAATCTAGTTTAGGTGTACTTTCTTCTACGATATCCACCTTAAACTTATTCATGTCATACGTTTTGAGTAATTCTATAAATCTATATTCTACTTCGCTTTCATTGAATGAAATAGTTTGAACGTTTTTGTCTTTTGAACACGTATCACACTTATAGCGCCTTACTTCGTAATAATATCCTTTTTTATCCGTTATCTTACCAGCATATAGATGTAGCTTATTATGGCACTGAGGACACGTTAGAACGCCTCTAAAAATAGCATGATGTTTTACCTTACTTCTGTGTGTTTTGTTCTCTATAACATCTATAATACGCTTGTAATCACTTTCTGATAACACTGGCTCATGCGTATTTTCAATATACATATCGCCGTACTTAGTATGGCCACGTAAGACTGGGTTTTTCATCAATCTAATAATAGAAGTTCTATTCCATTTCTTAACCTTCGGTACGTTGACCTTCTTCAAATTCATCTGTCTAGCAATTTCATTACCAGATACACCATGTTTAAATTGCTCAACAAGATAATCAATTACCCACTTATGCTCATTAGGAACAAGTTTGCCATCTACATTGTCATAACAAAAAGGAGCTTCTCTAATATAGTTACCTTCTCTTACTGCTGCACGACTACCAAACAATGCACGTTCACGTATCGTAGCACGTTCCCACTCAGCCATAGCACCTACCATAGTGATAAATAACTTACCAATGGCAGTTGTAGTATCAAATACTTCCGTTGCACTCTTAAACGCTACATTATACTTCTCAAACGTTTCTAGCATTTCAAGTAAATCTTTAACATTACGTGTTAATCTATCTAACTTATAAACCAACACTAGATCATAATACTCTAGATTATCCATAATACGTTTTAATGCTGGTCTATTCATTGAGCCACCACTTACACCAGCGTCAGTAAACACTTTGAAATCGTGCCAGTTCTGAACTTCACAAAAGGCTTTCAATTTCCTTTCTTGTTCATGGATAGAATAGCCTTCCGTTGCTTGCTCATAGGAACTCACCTGACACGAACGTAAATAGCTACGTTCATAATACATCACTCCTTAAAAAAGTAAAAAAATAATAAGGGTAGACAAGCTACCCATAAATTATTCGTCTAAATGATCCACTGCATATTGCGCTTCTTCTTCTGTAAATTTATCGCCAGAATTTGAAATTAATTGATCGTAAATTGCATCTTTAGACATATTCATATCTTCTTGATAAGATTTTGCACTTTCTAATGCGTTTTTCTTATAATCAGCTTTTAAGTGATCAACCGCGTATTGTGCATCTTCTTCTGAGAATTGGTCTCCAGCACTAGAAGTTAATTGTTCATAAATTGCATTTTTAGACATATGCATTCCATCCGCATAATTTTTAGCAGAATTTAATGCTGCTGTTTGTTCTTTAGAAGCGTTTTTATCTTCTTTGACTTCTGAACTATCTTCATTCATTTGTTTATCTACTTCATTAACAAAGGCTCCAGTACATGATGTAAGACCGATAATTAATAGAATTAATAAAACTAAACAACCACCACAACCCCAGAGCCAACCTTTCTTACGTTTCTTCTTTTTCTCTTCTTCTTGTTGTTTTTGATATTCCTGAAACTGTCTAAATTGTCTTTCTTCTTGTTCGTTATTAAATTTTTCTTCCATGATTCTTCTCCTATATGTAGATTAAGTCTTTATATTCATTTGTATTCTAAGGTGCATCGTCCACTTATTTATAGCACCACCACCTTTAATATGTAATATTCATATATCTTTATATTCAAACACTCGTAATGGTTCGAACTGAATAACATATTTACCACAACGAGTGGAATAACCATATTTTTGTTTATAATGTTCAATACTTTGTAGTACAAAACTTTCTGTAACTTCAAAAAAATTAGCAAGTTCATATAAATTATGTATACCTTGCAAAAATGCTTCAATTATACCTTCTAGAGATATAATTTTTTCATTAGCTAATCTTCGTGCTTTTAATTCATATTTTTTATTTTGTATATCTTGTTCATTAAGTATATTACCGTAAGTGATTTCATGGTGGGCTAGTTCTTCCGACAAAATCTCTAGCTTTTTTGCGTCAGATAAATTTTTATCAATCAATATTACTCCGTTATCATAGAAACCTTTAAACATTCCCGGTAATTCGAAAGTATCACAAATATGTAAATGACTATTCTGAATTAATAAATCTTCATATTTCCCCACATAATCAGTCCTTTTTACGTGCCTGACGAACTAATTCTGCAAAATCTCTTATTTTTTGAAGTTCTTCTTCCGTAAAATCGTCATCTAAATGTGCTGCGATAGTATCTTGTTCAACTTTTTCAGTTTGACTTTCAGTAATTCTTGATTTTGGGACACCAAAGTAATCAGCAAGTTGTTGTATTTTTTGTATTCTCGGATATTTATTTTGTTTAATCCAATTTGAAACAGTTGGTTGAGAAACGCCAATAGCTTTAGCGAGTTGTTGTTGATCAATATTTTTCTCTTTCATGAGGTCTTGGATGTTTTTTGATAAATTTTTTCTAACATTATTTTCCATGTGTTTTACTCCTTTTAATATTACTTAATGTAATATTAAGTTACCATAAGTTATATTACTTTACAATACTATTTATAACTTTTTTACATAATTTATAACTTTTTCTGTTGACATATCCTTAAAAGTAATATAAAGTTATATTTGCGAAAGCGAGGTGAGAGAAAATGCCTGAACAACTCACAATAAAAAAATGGCGTATCATTTCGGATATGAAGCAACAAGAAGTGGCTGATAAGCTTGGTGTAACAGCTAAAACAGTCGGTCAATGGGAGAAGAAAGGCGCTACTCCTAGTAATGTAGTGATTTACGCTTTAGCAAAATTATACAAAATCGAGGTAGACCAGATAAAGGTCTAAAAATTTTTAACCTCTTGTATAACTTTTTATAACTTTAGGAGGATAGAAATGAATAATATAAAAACTTTTAATTTCGAAGATTTACCGGTAAGAACAACTACCGTTGATAACGAACCATATTTTGTTGGGAATGACGTTGCTCAAATTTTAGGATATGAAGATTATCGTGGGGCAATTAACAAAAAGGTAGATAGTGATGATAAGCTGCGTAGCCAAATTGACCACGCAGGTCAAAAACGCAACGTAACACTTATCAATGAAAGTGGACTTTATAGCTTGATCTTTTCAAGCAAGTTAGAAAGTGCTAAACGTTTCAAACGCTGGGTAACATCAGAAGTTTTACCAGCTATTCGAAAACATGGAATATACGCAACGGATAACGTAATCGAACAAACAATTCAAAATCCTGATTATATCATTCACGTATTAACAGAATTTAAGAAAGAACGAGAAGGTCGATTAGTCGCAGAGCAACAAGTGAATGAACTTAAACCTAAAGCTACTTATTACGACTTAGTTTTACAGAATAAATCATTACTATCAGTAAGTAAGATTGCTAAAGACTATGGAATGAGTGCAAGAAGTTTAAACAAGTTACTGCATAGCTTAGGTGTTCAATACAAGCAAGGCGATATTTGGTTGTTATATGCGAAGTACCAAGACAAAGGATATACGCACACAAGCACATATGCATTAGATGAAGAACATTCAAAAGTAACTACAAAATGGACACAAAAAGGCCGTTTATTCATCTACGAGTTACTGAAAGAACATGACATTTTACCAGTAATAGAACAGGAGGCATAACCATGAAATTTTTATACAAAACAACCCTCCTCATCACAATGGCAGTTGTGACGTGGAAGGTTATAAAAATTGAAAAGAATACTAGAAAAACGACAATTAGTTTCACTAATAAATCAAATTTAGATACTAACCGTCATTTTGGTTTTTCTCGACAAAATCTCTAGCGTGTTCAAACGCCATTAAATAAATAGAGAAAGCTTCATCAATCATATCTTGTTCGCTTTCATAGTTTTCGGGTTTGAATTCTTGAGTACTTAGATATGCATTAGCAAAGTATTGCGGGTCAAAAGGAATTTCATCCATGTTATTCACCTCCTTAGGTTAATAACTAAATTATACATGAAAGGAGGCATAACCATGCTAAAGAAACTAAAAATAGCACTTCTAATCGTCATCTTGGCGGAGGAGATTAGAAGTGCTAGGAAACCAAATATCGAATTAAACGGAAAGCAGCTAGCTAAAATAGTGAACGATGAAAACGCGAAGAATGCTGAATTATTTATTTTCTAATAAATCTAGTTTTTCTAAAAGTTGGATAAGCATTTCATCATTAGCTTCTCTAACAGCGCGAGTTTTATAACCACTAATTACTAAAGGGTTATTGTCTGGATTTTCATCTCTAAATATTTTTATCAATTCTTTAGCACGTTCATTACGTTGGTTGAAAAACTCTTGTAATTCATACGGTTTGATTTTACTCATATTCACACCTCCTTAGAGGTGATTATACATGAAAGGAGTGATCGATATGTCAGAAGAAATGTATAACTACTTTCTAAACTTCATGTACAAAGCTGGTGCATTACAAAAAGTAATTGAGGAGGAAGAACAACATGGAAAACAAAAAGCTACTAACTAAAGATTTACGTTTGATCAATACATGTTCAGATATAGAACTAGAACTCGCAGCAGACTACTTACTAACAAAATATCCACAAAGAGTTGATAACTATTTACACGATGAAAATAATCGTGGACTTGCCTATCACATATGTGGTTATGACGGTAAATGTCAGCAAAAATTCATTGAAGATTTCAAGTTCACACATAATGTAAACGTATTTTAAGGAGGTGATGAGATGAGCAGTGAAGATAAAAGTATATTGATCAGTGGATTAATGTTTTTAGCTTTATCTACTGCACTTGCAATTACAGGATTATTCTTTATGAAAGCTTTAGGAATTGGACTATTAGCTGCAGTTACAACCTATGTGTTCTTTGACAGTTGTTACTACGTAAAAAAAGACTGAATGCTATCGGCAAATAGCAAACAGTCGAAGACTAAAAAAACTGTATGTACTTAAAACTTACAACTAAATAAGGAGGTCGTCAAGTTGAAACACAAATTACTAAAAATTGCTAACGACTTAAAT